GGGGCGGATTTCCATTCAGTCGACTCAGAATGTGGGCGCGGTGCTCGTAGTATTTGGATCGACCCAGCTTCTTCAGGATCTGACGCGTATCTTCCTCGGACAAATCTGCAATATTGTCAATCCGACGCTTACGGATCTCCAGAATGACCTCGTTCATGACCTCCTCCGGAATGATCGTGGATTCCTTGGCCTGGAACTGGTTGAGGATCTCGTTGAGGTGATTGATCTTCTTGTAGGCGTAGTTGTTCCGCTCCTTCGGGGGATCGCGGAAGGAAGGAAAGTCCGAGACCACCAATGCATACTCCTCCGATCCGCAGCTTGGACACACCAGAATTCCCTCGGAGCTAATCTCCTCGCGGGCTACATTACACGCAGTACAGTGCTCGGTCAACAACTGGGTCGCCTCCGGACCGTTGCTCAACTTCATACGAGACACGTACTCGTCAAAGATCTGCTTCTTGGACAATCCGGTATCCGCAGCGGGCGGATTCGCGACAAAGAATTTAAGGAACGTATTTGCATCTTTGGGGAGAGGGGCGGGCTGAGAGGCTTGGGTGCTCTCCTTCCCGTAATAGTCAAGTAAGATGTCCATGTTTTTCATGTAATACTCCTCTACGGGATTGACCCGTGCAAGTTCCTGTTCAATCTCGCGAATCTGTGAATCCACATGCGAACACTTCACAATTTCCGTCAATTCGGTTGAGGTGCTCAACACTTCACGTTGACTTCGAAATGCAGCCAGCTTTATCTTCAGTTCCTCCTGCTTAGCACCCGAATCCCGCAAACCCTGTACCTGTTCCTGATGGACTGAGTCCAGAGTCCCCATTGATGATCCGCTCGCTCCCGGATCCCGAGTCTTGCGAATTCTGAAGACGTCCATTTGTAAACTCTTCTGTTTGCTTCCTGAAGACTGAATTTGTAAACATGCAAGGACGTTGGCGTTTCAGAGAAAGTAACGACTTTTCATACGACATGCCAAACTTCTGAACAATGTAGGTCAGAGACAGGAACGCCGACCGATTAATCCCGCACTGACAGTGAATGAAAATAGTGCCGTTTCCTTCCCGCAGAAATCGAGACAAGGCCTCTTCAAACGCTGGATACCAGTCGAGAATACTGACATCAACCGAATCCATCGCATTCAGACAGACGTAGCGAGTCGGATACGCTTTCCGGAACCACTCGGGAGAATCCTCGGGAAACGCGCAGTTAATCACGTGAGTAATGCTATTGCGACGAAAAAAAGAAGGGGTAAGCATCTCACCGGCGCCCACGAGAACTCGTGGGTAGAACCATGCCGGTGGCTCACTCATGTACCTCGGTCGGAGGAACTGCATATTAGTTTAGAGCGCGATGTGTTTAACCGAAACGCTCCCGCATCTCCTGATACGTCATCGGCGTGTCCTTGTGCTCCACCAGAGCCTTGGCTTGCTCTTGAAGGCTCATGTCCTTTGGCAGCTGGAGAAACTTCTCGCGCTTCTCAAGTTGGGCGACGCGTGACTCCAGCTCGTCGAGTCTCTTTGACAGAATGCGAATGACATTTGCAGTATAGGAATCCATTGTGCTGTCCTCTTCTTCAAGCATCCGTAGATCCATTTTACCACGACGTCTCCTTCTCCAGACGCCTGTCAAGGAGATCCTCATCCACCGGAGTCTCCACGGGCGGAGCGGTCACTTGAAACTCCAGAAAGATATGGATCGCATGGGGGCTCTCCTCATAGAAGGAGATCACGTGCTTTCCACACGCAGTTGACAGATCCTCAAGAGTATTGAACTCCGAAATGATCTCCTCAAGATCGTAAGTCTGACCGTTGTAGAGCTGCTTCTTATCCATGTCAACCAGAAGGAGCTTAGCAGTCTCAAGATTATAGAGAGCCCTGAAGAACCTGTCCTTGAGACCTGCCTTCTCAGCAACAAAGATCAATGTCTTGAGAAGGTACTTGGCGTACGCTGCATCATTCTCAATCCGAATCTTCGGGGCACTGAGAATGTACGTGATATCGGACTTAGAAAGGATCGGCATTGTGAGGTAGTTTATACTGTAGTTAATACATCCGTTTTAACCCAGAAAACTCAGCAGGAACACATTGAGCAGGTGCGAGACCACCACGGCGGCTGCACCCAGCACACCGGCACCCTGCCAGGAGACCACGCCACTCGACGTGTATGCACTGGGAATGTAGCGGAGGAGCAGATCACGGGGAGCGGAGAGCGACAGGAGAACTGTCGCCAGGAAGAAGGAAATGTACAGAGTCAGGTTGGCCCACATCATGCGCATCATCGGAAGCGACGGCTTGAACGAAGGCGACATCTGGGTACGCGCAATGTGATCCGATCCCGACACACCCGCCATCGGCGGCATCGACTGAGGAAGCTGGGGCGAGGGCAGGAGGGCGTCAAGCGAAGTCTGGTCCTCCATTGTTTATGAAGGAGACGGGATTTCGCACGTGGCATCTTCCACGCGGTACTTGTAGCACTTGCCGTCGACCTTGACTGTCTTGGTATTGACATCATCCAGCGGAACACCCAAGACTCGGTAGCTATCGTAGTTCCGGTGAAAGAGCAGGACCGAGATACCCAGTCCAATGACAAAGGAGAAGAAGGGACTTGCACGTTCGATGGCTCGGGTAATGTCAATCATTACTTCTTGCTGAGACTTGCGAGTAGATTGAAGGAATCTGCCTCCACCCCACACGGCACTTCAATGGCATGAGTACGGATACACCCGGTATCTGTATGAAAAATACCCGTATCGTAGGGGGTAGGAACCGAGACCTGTTTGCGCGTAGGAGGAATCACAATACACGCGATTAACATACCGACGATTGCACCGGCCGTGATCCACACGACTTGAAACATTATACACTAGCAACTACTTTTTGAGACTCAATGTATTGACTATGGCAGCCGCCGGCGTTTGAGATCCCATATACTTGAACACTGCAAGAGCGATCGGTGTTGTCACGAGTCCTGAATACGGAACCACGATAGCGACTCCTGTCAGTACGTATGCGATCGCCAAGTGTCCGGTCAAGACCAGGAGACGATACGTCACAAAAATACTAAAGGCATACAAGACCGTTGCGATCAGTGTCGTGATCCCAGTGGCTCCAGCAAGAACAGTTCCACCAAAACTTGGCATAGAAGGAAGTGAGATCGAGGGCGGTGTGCCAAACTTGACCGCCTGTCCGGCGGGAACCGCAACCGTTCTCTGAACACCCGTAGCTGTATCCGTGTAGGTCAAGGTCAAACGACGTCCCTTGACTATATTTGCTGAGGACTGCTTATCGGCGAGTTTTGCTTGAAGCATGCTGGTTTCCAACTGGTTGCTCTGATAATCAATACACTTCCTATCGGATACATTGCCACAGATCGTAGCCGCTTTTGTCTTGATGTCTGCTTTTTCTGTATCATTCAGGTTGACGCTCATGTTAGCTCCCAAAAGGTTAATTGCCGGAACAAGATTGTTGTCTGCTTTTGTGTTCAAATATCCTCCAGACGCCTGCTTTTGAAGACTCTCGGTGATGTCCGTTGCAGACGATTCATCCCCCCATGTAGCCTGGTTGATCACAATACTCATTGTTAGTTAGCAAACACGAAATTCGCGAGACCAGACGTAATCCGCAGGAAGTTGATCGCCTCAACGTAGACGCCAATATTGTAAGTGTAGGCAAAGATGACATTGTCTCCGTTCGTGTTACGGACCACTGTAACAAGGCTGTCCGGAGGATACAGAGGAAGTCCAGTGACCGGATCCCGGAGCGCCTGCTGGGCTGCTGTTATGATCAGAGGGTTCGGTGAGAACACCGTCGACTTCACAACGCAGACAATCTCCTGTGTTGCAACGCCCGCAGCCGTTGCCAAGGGCTGCTGAAGTGTCGTTCGCAGAACAACCTTATTGAACATACTGCCATTGATGGCGCCACTCGGCTGATACAAGTCATGGTTCAGTGCAAAGGAGTACATATAGACACCTGGGAGCTGAGGTGCATTTCCAGTTGTATGCTTGTACATTTGGATAAGCGAAAAGTAGGAGGTTGGCTTTATAGAAAGACGCTCCTTGCCATCAAGCAGAAGTTGTCCGTTTGCAATCGGATCACGTGGGTACACAGAGGTGATCTGTTGCTGGCCACTCGAGTAGAGGAAGGTCTGACTCTCTCTTGAGTTGGTAATAGTGGACAGAGGGTCGTTGAGATTTCCATTCGTTGTAAAGGGTGCCCGGTACGGATTATCCCAGTTCGTGTAGTTATCCCAGTCATTTGTCAGAATCTTGTCAGACCTCTGCGATGACCACACAATTCGTGTGACCAGATTGAAGAATGGAATCTCGACATCGGAGTTTCCACCATACTGACCAGGACTGTTCTTATAGGTAACCGTCTTGACGAGAAATGTTTGATCAGCACTCGCAAGCTGGGCCATCTCCATCTCTGTCAAGTAGATGAAGTTACCCTCAAGGTACGGATCAGGGAAAAAGCTTGCCAGGTTGGGATTTGACGACGAACCGTTCGCATTCGGGGGGCTGAGAAACCGGCTGATCGCATCATAAGGCGCAGTTGGGGACGAGGAGTTGTACGCTGTATTTGTCGGGCGAATACGCTTTCCATAGGTTGCGGTGTTAAGAGGGTTCACATCAATTACTGTGTAGAGCTCGTTGAGTGGGCGGTAATAGACATTGATGAAGACATCTGAATTCTGCATAGACACCAGAGGCAAGGCCATACCCGGATTCTCGCAGAACCAGAAGTGAAGAGGGATCACCAGCTGACGAGATCGGATTGACGGTTCCGGGGTCTTCGTGTTCGGGATTCCACCGGGTTGGACCAAGGGCACAATTGCGTGAGGATATTGTCCCATGCGATCATAGGCATTCGCGGGGTCGTTCAACTCAGGAACGTGTCCAACCATTTGATCGACCAGCTTCCGCTTGTTAGGATCGTGTGTCAGATAGGAGTAGAGCTTCAGCCACTCGCCTGTAAGCGTCTGAAGAAGCTGTCCATTCGCAGTAATCTCAATGCGGTCGATTAAATTGTATCCAATATTGTCAATCCATTGGAATTCATACCCGATTGCGTTTGATCGCGTGTCGTATCCATCGGGCGGAGCCGTCGTGCCAAGCTGTGATAACGGTGACCAAATATCAGGAAGAGTCAAGATCAAATAGGTATCGTGGAGTAACTGTGCATACCGGTCAATCCGACACGAAATCTTTCGTACGGACGTTGGATCAAACTCTAAGTTTGAACTCGTGAAGGTCATTCGGATTGACTCCATTGCAAAGTTTGTGTGTCGGCGATAGACCGCCCGAAAGTGCGTCATGGAGGGACTTCCATTGACAAGTTCGTTCTGTGCCCCAATTGCCACCAACTGAAGGAGTGCGCCCGGCATATTGTGTTAAAGAGGAGATTAGACTAAATAGGTCGTGGTCGAAGTGTTTGCAGGAACGCAGCATGCCGATGTATACGTTGCACCTAGCGTAGCGGGACCGACTGTATTAATACCCACACCGGCGACAAATCGGATGTATCGCTGAGCCTTGTTGCCAACGACTCCAATGTACTGGGTATTGGTCCTGCGTTTCTGGGGAGGAGGAGCCACAGCCAAAGACTTCGCAATGATCTGGCGTTTCAGTTGTGTAACATAGTCCTGGACATTATTGACCTGCATTTGTGATTTACGGAGAGAAAAGACTAACCATACAATGCGCTTTGTTCTCGTCAGCACCCACGTCGATCAGACCACCGGGTACTCGAAAGTCGTCGTCAATCTTTTGAAGCAGCTGAGCACACTGGCGCCGGCCGTGAAGACCTACCATTTCGGCTTCCAGCGTCACCCGACGCGCGGAAACATCCGCACGGTTCCCAGCGGTGTCGTAGCCTACGACGCAGCCGCCAATGAGGACCCCAAGGAGGAGGGCTTTGGCTTCAACAAGATCCACGAGTATCTGGAGATGGTCAATCCGGACGTGGTGATGATCTACAATGACCCGCTGATTATTCACCGATTTGTGGAGGCCATGAAGTTTGACAAGGAGACGTCGAAGTACAAGCTCTGGGTCTATGTGGATCAGGTCTACGAGGGTATCGCGCCCCCGTTGGTTGAGACCATCACCAAGAATGCCCACCGTGTCTACTGCTTCACAAAGTACTGGGCTGACGTGTACTCCAAGTATGCTGCCTTTCCTGATGTTCGTGTCCTCGAGAATGCTGTGGATACGACGATGTTCTCCAAGCTCCCAGATGCAGCCAGGACTTCAATTCGTGCGACACTCAACATTGAACAGGAAGCTGTCCTCTTTGTGAATGCGAACCGCAACAGCCAGCGCAAGCGTCACGATCTGGCTATCATGGGATTTGTCGAACTGCTCAAGCGTAACCCGGAGAAGCCGTACTACTACATCATCGTGACTGGAATGAACGGACAGCAGGGAGCCTACTACGATCTCAATCGGATCTTTGCGACCGAGCTCGAGCGACAGGGACTCGATCTGCCGACGTACTCAAAGCGCCTTCTTCTCGTGGATACGTCAGCGAAGGCGGTTCCGGATTCTTCGATCAATGAGATCTACAATGCCGCCGACATTGGCGTGAATACGTCAGATGGTGAGGGATTTGGTCTGTGCCAGATTGAGCATCTCTACACGGGTGCCCCCCAGATTGTTACGGACATCGGAACCTACCGTACGTTCATGGATGAGAAGGTCTGCGCATTCGTCAATCCCGTTGACCGTTGCTACTTTTCCGGCACGATGCCGCTTGGTCTCTGGGCACCGACGTTTGACTACAAGGAGCTCACAACTCAGATGGAGATGATGATTGCGGACCTTCCCAAGTACAAGAAGGCCGCTATGAAGCATCCGTTCAAGACGTGGAGTGATGTCTGTGCTTCGTGGCTTGCGGACGTCAGAGCAGAAATCGGATCGAAGTAGGGCTTACCAGCGTCCCCATGCGGAGGAGACGCTGGTGATCATCCCAGGCGGGGCCGTCAAAGACTTCCTTGGAATCAGGGTCGATCATCAGTGAGATCCCCTTGACCAATACCTTCTGCAACCGACGATGCTTTTTGGATGTGTTGCGGACCACGGTCGCATCCAACTCTTCATCCTTGATATTCGGTCTGAATGCCAGATCTTCGCTGGTAGATGTCGTATCGAACCGCATACACGAGACCTGAGGCCGCTCACGAGAGTGGAGCTTCCGGTGAATCTCGCAATCCACCGCCGATTCCTTCAATAACAACGCCATGCGCTGACCAATGCGTTCCTTTTCGAAAGCCGTTTCGTAAAGGTATTCATCTGTTGACATGAACGTTTCAACCGGATCTCCTTCATACCGCTTCATGGTCATGTCCGCCCGACGGATGGCCACAATGTTCGGGTACTCTGCCGACTTCATCTGGCTCTCCGTAAACACCGAGACGTAGAAGGACACTTTCACCGTCCGTTCATCGAGCGGCAGGGTTGCGTGAGAGCAAATACGGATGGCGCGACCAATGACCTGATCGTGACGAGCGGGAGTCCAGTGCGGCTCCATGATGTGGACGTGACGCACATTGTTGAGTGTGATACCCTCCGCACCCGACGCAGAGGCCATGAGAATGTGGAGGATCTTCTTGCCCCGCTTCTCTACACTCTCCTTCAGAGATGCTGGGAAGTTCTTGGAATAGACGCCGTTGAAGATCTGGCGCATCAGATCACGTTCCTCCTCCTTTTCCTCGCCAGTGTAGAAGGTGTAGGCCGGCTTATCCGACATCTCCGGATCCTCAATCCACTGATTCGCAGACCGAGCCAGTTTGTAGGGCTGCCATCCAGCCTCCTCCAGAACTGCCGAGAAGACACCCAATCCTTCCAGCGACCGATACTGAGAATAGATGAACTGATTGCCGTCCTTGGATTCCTTGATGTTCTTCAACATCCGGAGCATCTTGGGACTGAAGTTCTCCAGCGCCTTCTCTGAGAGGTAGCGCTTGGGATCTGCCTTCAGCTTTGCAAGGATCTCATCGGATGTCGCATTCGGAGGTTTGGTCTCCGAAAGTCCCTCGGTCTCCTCGCCCTTCTTCAGCTCCATCGGGGTCGCGTAATCGCAGACCAATCGGGTCGGTACACGGAAGGTACTCAGGTTCTCATTCAGCTTGCTCTTGCCACGCTTTGAATCAATCTTCATCTCAATCCAACGGACCTCCAGGTACCGAGTGAATTGTCCCTCGGACATTTCTACCTTTTCCAGCGTCTTCTCCAGATCAATCCGCTTGGGCAGGAGGCGTTCATCGGCACCCTTGAAGTACGAGACCAATCCCTGGATACGGCGGCGGAACAGCATGGGGTTCTTCACGTTCAGGCCATCAATGAACAGCTT